CGCTTCTGGCGGATCTCGACCGTGCCGATGGCCGCGAGGGTTTCTTCCAAGGTCTCATCGTTGGCAAAGTCTTGCTGGGTGTAGCGCTCTTCTTCGCCTGCGATGTTCTGGAAGATGCGGATGGTCTCGGTCTTTTCCTCGACCTTGTAGTACTCAGCGACATACACGACGTCAGGGGTGCACCAGTCGAACTCGTACTGGTGGATGATCTTGGGCCAGTCGGTTGGGTCGTCGCCCCAGGTGTCTTTGTAGGCCTGGCGCGTCATGCTGGTGACGACGTAGCAATACTTGGCGTCGGATTTGTCCTGGCGCTTGGCCCCGAGGTCGAAGAACACCGAGCTGTCAGCGTCGAAGATGGGTTCGATCCTGATGCGCTGGCGGTCGTCTTCGTCGTTTTCTTCGTCTTCGTAGACTGTACGCAAACGCCATGCACCGATGCCGCCGCCGACGGCTTCCTCGAAAGCGTTGTCGTAGGCCTCATCTGCGACGGATGCCTGCTCGTCTGCACGATACAGACCGTCGCAGACCTCGGCCAGCTTGTCGTTTTCCTGGCCGTCCTTGGACACGTAGTCCACCGTGATGCGGTTGTTGCGGTACTCGTTGATGATGCGGATCACCGAGAGCATGATCTTGTTGACCTCGAACTTGGGCTTGTTCTCGTACAAGTCCCAGAGTGGGCCTTCCCACTGGCTGCCTGCCAGGGAGTAAAAGCGCCGGTCTTGGAGGCATTGCAGGCGCTCGTCGCGGAGGGCTGTCTGTACGTCATCAAACTGCGCCAGGGCTTCTGAGTGCAGGTTGGCGAGGCGTTGGTCGTTGCTCATTCTGGCCATGTTGGTTCCTCAATTTGTGCGATTGTCTCACCACTTCTTCACATTGGCGATAGGGGTGAAGGTAGCGGGTTTGGATGCACCGGCCCGGCGGACTGCTTCGCAGGCGTAGCGTAGGGCATCGATCACGTGGTTTTTCTTGTCCTCCAGGACTGGCAGGATCTTGCCCGTGAGGGGGTCGGTCTTGTAACTGTAGAGGGTGAGCTCGTCGATGGTGTGGATGCAGCGGGGGTGGACAACGATGTCGTAGTTCTTGAGGAACTCGATGCCTTCCTCCACTGATCGCGGCCCTTTGACTGCGGTCATGATCTTGGGGAAACCGTTGCGCTTCATGTGGCTGATGGTCTCTGGCCTGGCGGAGTCGGCCACGATGGGCCACTTCTCGGACTCGGGCACGGTCATGAACAGCTCAGGGGTGTTCACGATCTCGCAGCCGACCATGTAGGCCTCGTAATCGATGTACAAAGTGCGGCCAATGATGTGGCAGCGCACCAGGGTGGTGGGGTCGATAGAGAAACCCCAGTCAGCGCCGAGCCGGTGGATGGCGTCTGGTGGTGCGTCAAAGTCCTCGACCCGCCAGTTCTTGAACACACGGGTGTTGCTGTTGGTCAGATACCCGCCCATCCAGACATGCTGGTATTTGTCTGGATCGCGCCGCTTGTCGTATTCCATCTCGTCTTTGAGGACGCTTGGAAACCAGGGATTGTCGGTGAAGTTGACTTTCAAGACCTGGGCGTCTTTGGGTGGCGTTGGGCCACGGAGCAGGTGGTCGACCGGATCGGAGTGCAGGCGTGGGTTCCAGGTAAACCAGAGCTCGGACTCTGGCTTGCGGATGGTTGGGCGGAGCAGGTCTAGGCTGGTCTGGCTGAGGCTTTGGGCTTCTTCAACCCATGCGCAGTCGTAGCCCTCCAGCGACTTGATGCTGTCGGCGGTGTGGTTTTGCATACCCTGGAAAATGATCGCCCCGTCGCCCTTCCTGGACTTGATGACGGCATCCTGCACCTCGAAGTAAGCCCCGGCATTCATGGCCTCGATCTTGGTTTCCAGCAGGCGCTTGACGGACTGGTTGAGCGACTTCTGGATCTCGCGCACGCAAACCGAGCGCCGCTTCTGGTCCATGATGTGGGCCTCGATCATGAGCTCGGCAAACATGTGGGATTTGCCAGAGCCACGGCCACCCCAAGCGCCTTTGTAGCGGCTGGGGTCCAGAAGGGGCAGGGCCCATTCTGGGGTGGGGAGTTGCAAGACCTTACCCATTCTTGACGATCACCCGTTCGATCTTGGCGAACTCCAAGGGAGCGCCGTCGGCCCCAGTGAGTTCGTGCTTCTGGGTTTCTGCCCATCGCATCTGGGTCTTGCTCCACCAGATGGCTGCTGTGGTGTCGCCTGCCATGACCTTTTGAAACAGCGTCTTACCGACCTGGGCGTTGGCTTTGGCCTTGCCTGATTGCAATTCGGTGGCGAAGTGGGCGCGGAGGGTGTCAACGTGAATGCCATCCCGGACCAGCACGGCAATCTGTTCGATAGGCAGGCCGTATCCACTGAGGGCTTCAACCTGTTTTCGTTCGGCATCGGTGGGGACGAAGGCTGGACGGCCAGCGCCTGGACGTGCGCCGCCATTGGGGCCGGGCTTTTTTAAAGGGGGTTTTTCAGTTTTGGCCATGGTGAACCTCGTCAAAAGTCTTGCCGGTTTCTGCGTGTGTGGCTTTTTTGCCTGTGAAGTCCTGCCATCGTTTGACAATGACGTCGCAATACTTAGGGTCAAGCTCCATCAGGCGTGCTTGGCGTCCGGTTTTTTCGCAGCCCAGCAATGTGCTGCCGCTGCCGCCGAACAGGTCAAGCACCACAGCACCGCGTCGGGTCGTCTTGTCCAGCGCCTCTTCGGAAAGCGCCACCGGCTTCTGCGTCGGGTGGACGTAGGTGGACGCGCCATCCTTGTTGATGGTCCACACAGACCCGATGCGCTTTCCGCAAAGTTCGGCACCACGGTGCCAGACCAGCGCAACCTCGTAGTCGCTGATGAATGTCTTTTTGAGATCACCAATGCCGCCACCTGGCTTATGCCAGATGACCACGTTTGTCGGATAGCCAAACCCAGCAAACATGTCGATCCAGGTGGATTGCACCTTCCAGCTTGTCCACACGAATACCCAGCCGGTCGAGAACATTTCAATGATTGGCGCAATGTCCAGGAACTTGTCATCGTTCGCCAGCACATCGAACTTCTGAGTTTTCGTCCTGCGGTTGGACTGGTACTCGACGCCATAAGGTGGATCAGTGAAAACCATGTCGGCCTTGCCGCCAGCCATCAGCGTGTCCACCGCATCGATGCTGGTCGAGTCACCGCACATGAGCCGGTGCTTGCCAAGAATCCAAACATCGCCAAGCACCGTGACCGGCTGCTCTGGAACTTCCGGCACTGCATCCTCGTCAGTTTGCCCCGGTTCAATTTCCTCTGGCATCAAGGCCGCGATCTCATCGGCTGTGAAGCCTGTCAGGTCGAGGTCAAAGTCCATGCCCTGCAATTCGCTGAATTCCAAAGCCAGCATATCATTGTCCCAGCCTGCGTTCATGGCCAGCTTGTTGTCGGCAATGACGTAGGCGCGTTTCTTGGCATCGCTCCAGCCTTTGGCCACCATGACAGGGACTTCGGTCATCTTGAGGCGTTGGGCTGCGAGGGTGCGACCGTGGCCGGCAATGATGCTGCCGTCCTCATCCACCAGGACGGGTGTAGTCCAGCCCCATTCCTTGATGCTGGCTGCCAGCTGGCTGATCTGTTCGTCTGAGTGTGTGCGGCTGTTGCGTGCGTAGGGCGTGAGCTTGTCGATGCTCCAGCGTTCAACCTTGTCAGCGGGATTGTGGGTTTTTGTGGTCATGCTGCATTGTCCTTCATGTTTTGGATTCGCGCCAGCTTCATGGCATCTTTGAGGTCGAGGCGGAGTTGCTCGTTTGCTGCCTGCTCGTCTTGAAGTCTGATGTAGACCTCGGTGGCGAACTTGGCCAAGGTGTCGTGTTGCCAGGTTGCAAAGTTGGGGGTTTCTCTTTGTTTGGTCATTTGAATCTGCCTGTGGATAACTTTTTTGATGGTTGGCTGGGTTGGTTGGTGTCAGTTCGCGCTGCATCGGTCGGTAACAGGTAACCCCATCTAAAGATGGGGGTTACCGAAAGTTACCGAAAACCGCTGTTTTTGCCCCTGGTAACAATTACGTTTTTTTACGTTACAGTTACCAGTTACCGCAATACTGCCTGTGGATAACTTGTGGATAACTTTGCTCATGGCATTGATTTCCGGATCAGCATTGCGCTGGCCTGAACTTGGTCGATGACGATCCAGCCATGTTCAAAGGCCTCGATGATTTGTGCTGTGAGCAGGTCTGCGATGGGTTTTCCTGGCACGCTTGGCTTGATGTATTGCTTGGCTGAGGCTTCGCTGACGTCCAGCTTTTGCACGAAATAGTCCATGATGGCCGACCGGCTGATATAGGGTAAACCATTACGTTCTTCAGCACCTGATGACCACCAAGCGTTTTCAAAGGTCTTGCGATGGGTGTCCAGCTTGCTGTCTTTTCTGTCGGCTTTGACTGGTGCTGAGGCCTCCACAACCACGGCGCTTGTTACTTGCTGGTCATCCTCATCGCGCCAGCCTGGGATCTCGACTGTGTGAAGTTCCACGAAAACGGTCTCGGCAAGTTCTGCGTCTTTGGACTTGCGCTGGACGATTTGCATGGGCTGGTCGTCTTTGCCTGGGATGATGCTGATCTCGATGTCGAGAGCGCCGCGCCATGCTGATGATCCCCTGGCCCTGTGCTGGGCTTCGTCTGACACGCCGGTGTGGTGCACCAAGATCACTGAGCAGTTGAATTCCATCATAAGGGCGTTGCAGGCATCCAGCATGGTCTTGGCATCTTGGGCTGAGTTCTCATCGCCTTGAAGGAAGCGGTGCAGGGTATCGACCACGATGACGCTGGGGCGCTCTTGGAGAATCCTGACCTGCTCGACCACCTTGAGGTAGCCGGTGGGGGTGTTGAGATCGCAGCCGTCTTTGGAGAGCCACATCTTGAGCTTGCCTGCTTGATGGTGGTGCTTCCAGGCTGCGACCCTGCCACGCAGACCGTGATGGCCTTCGCCTGCGAGATACACCACATTGCCTGGCCTGACCTTGTGGCCTGACCAGTCCTCGATGCCACTGGCCATCCTGAGACACCAGTCCAACACGACAAAGGTCTTGCCGCCGCCGCTGGGCCCATGGACCATGACCAAGGCCTGGGACTGAATCCACTTCTTGACCAGCCAGCTGATGGGGGAGGGCTGGGAGCAGAAGTCATCCGCCGGGATGAGCCAGTCATCATGGGAGGGCATGAGGAGGCTGGCCAAGTCGTGCCCTGCTTGGGCGTAGTCGTTGGCGTCCATGCCCTCGATGGGTGGGATGACGACTTTGGCCCCGTATTTTGCGCTGGCCTGGTCTGCGTAGCGCTGGCCGACGCCGTGTTTGTCATGGTCTGCCACGATAACGATGTCCTGATTTTCACCGTACATCTCGCGCAGGCTGGCTGTGACTGGCACTAAGCTGCTGGCGCTGTAGGCCACGATGCAAGGGCGGCTGGTGGTTTCGTAAATTGTCGCAGCTGTGGCAAAGCCTTCTGCCACATAGAGCGTGCCTGGTTCGTCCATTGTGCCGACCATCCAGAATTTGCCGCCTGATTTTCCGCCTGGGTGGTAGAGCTTGCCACCGTCCTCGTCAATGTATTGCAGGGTGCTGAGTTTGCCCTCTTGATCGTAGAGGGGGACCATCAAGCGCCCGTCCCCGGTGATGCGCACGCCATGGGTCTGGATGCCTTTGCGCTTAAGGTAGGGATGATCGGGGTGAGCTGCGCCGCCACTGAGCCAGATCTTCTCAACTGTCTCGCTGGCGACTTGGTGCTGGCGCTCTTGTGCAGCTTCGCGCAAGACCTTGGACTCATTGATGCGCCTTGCGTGGGCCATCTCTTCAAACTCTGTGAGCTTGCGGCCAACGTCTGCACGCCATGTGACTTCCATGCCCATGCGCCAGCAACCAAACCGGCCTGCTGGGATGCCATCCCCAAAAACCAGATACCAGCCTGGCTTGTCGATGCCTGGCGTTCCCTTGGTTCCTGACTTGAAGCGGTGGATCTTGCCGTCCATCAGGATCTCGTCTGGTGGTTCTAGGCCTGCTGCACGCATTGCATCAATGAGCTGTGCTTCTGGTGGTGCAACCAGTTTCTCTGGTGGTGGTGCCCATGGGCCGCCGAGGACTTTGGAGAGGTCAGCCATTGACTGTTGCCTCCTGCCTGCTCAGGTAATCGCTCAGGGCTTTGACCGTCTCATAGAGGGGTTTGGATTCCTCTTGCATGAAGCGGTAGACCGTGGCCGGATGCACGCCTGCATTTTCAGCCACCCTCTTGAGATTGGCATCTTCCAGCCTTTTCTTGATTTGCTCAACAGTCATCATAATTTGCACCTCTGTAAAAATATTTGCGGGAGTGCTTGAACTATACCCGATTTTGTGTTTACAATGCAAGCACACCACAAACAGATTCCCTGACAGTGGTGCAAACAAGAAGGAGAGCCAATCATGGCGATCAATTTGAAGACGACCGGAGGCTTGACAGCCAATGGTGTGAAGTTGTTGGTTTATGGGCAGGCTGGGGCTGGCAAGACAACGCTGGTCAAGACTTTGCCGAATGTGGTGGTGCTGAGTGCTGAGGGTGGTTTGTTGTCCATTCAGGACGCTGATCTGCCCTACATTGAGATCGCCAGCATGGATGATCTGCGCGAGGCTTATTCCTGGCTGACTTCCAGCGAAGAAGCTGGCGGATTCCAGTCGGTGGCCCTGGACTCGATCAGCGAGATTGCTGAGGTATGCCTGAACACTGAGAAGAAGGCAAACAAAGATCCTCGGGCCGCCTATGGTGCGATGCAGGAGCAGATGGCCGACATCATCCGCGCCTTCCGTGACCTGCCTGGCAAGCATGTTTACATGAGCGCGAAGCTGGAAAAGACGCAGGACGAGATGGGCCGTGTGCTGTATTCGCCCTCTATGCCTGGCAATAAGACTGGCCAGGCTTTGCCTTACTTTTTCGATGAGGTGCTGGCCCTGCGGGTCGAGCGCGACGCTGAGGGCGTGACGCAACGAGCCCTGATGTGCGACTCGGATGGCCTGTGGCTGGCCAAGGATCGCTCGGGCAAGCTGTCAGGCTGGGAAGCCCCAGACCTGGGCGCGATCATTGCCAAGATCGGGGGCAAAGCATGATGCAGCCCGACTTGAAAGAACTGTCGCGCCAGTGGATGGTGCACAAGGCTGACGAGGAAAAGGCAACCGGCGAGCGCCGCAAGATCGAGGACCAGATTGTCAAGCTGTTGGCTGTGGCCGAGAACTTCGAGGGCACTGAGACTGCGGAGCCAGAGGGCTTTGTGGTGAAGATCTCTGGCCGCATTGATCGCAAGGTCGATGGCGACAAGGTGCAGGAGCTGGCCGCCGAGTTTGGTTTGACAGACCACTTGGCAAAGCTGTTCCGATGGAAGCCCGAACTTAATATGGCGATCTGGAAGGCGACAGACGCAACGATCACTGGGCCTTTGGCCGGTGCAATTACGGCCAAGCCTGGCCGCCCATCTTTCAAAATCACCCCCAAGGAGTAAATCATGGCATTTTTAAACGAAGCATTTGACGTCAATGAACTGCCCCAGGGCACTGGTGGCGACTTTTCACCCCTGCCAGCTGGTTGGTACACCGTGACTATCACGCAGGCCGAGCTGAAGGACACGAAGGCAGGAAATGGCCAGTACATCAAGCTGCGCTACGACGTGACGGGCCCGACCCACCAGGGCCGTGTGGTGTTTGGCAACCTCAACATCAAAAACCCAAACCAGAAGGCTGAAGAGATTGGCCGCCAGCAGCTGGGGGACATCATGCGTGCGATTGGCTTGGCCAAGGTCACGGACACCGACCAGTTGATTGGCAACAGCCTGTCGATCAAGCTGGATGTGAAGCAGGACGCGCAGTATGGCGCCAGCAACGAGGTGAAGGGCTTTAAGTCTATGTCTGGAAGTGCTGCACCATCTGCGGCTGCTGTGCCGCCTTTTGTGAAGCAGGCCGAGGCTGCTCAGGCCGCGACCGCGAAGGCTGCGCCGCCTTGGGCTAAGAAGTAAGCGAAAAAAATGCCCAGGCTGTTGAAGGCCTGGGCAAATTCTCAAAGGAGAGACAACATGAAGATTCCCGAGTCAGAGCATACCATCCAAGCCTTGATTGATAAAGCGCATGAAGCCAAGAAGGAGGAGCCGCGCCCTCACATGGGGGCCAGTGGCCTGGGCCACCCTTGTGACCGTTGGCTGTGGTTGTCGTTCCGCTGGGCTGTGCAGCCGTCGTTCCCTGGCCGCATCTTGCGATTGTTTCGCCGTGGGCAAAATGAGGAGGCCACGATCATCAGCGACCTGCGTGCGATCGGCATGGATGTGCGCAAGGTGTCGAGCCAGCACCGTGTTGACTTTGGCAGCCATGTGTCTGGAAGCCTGGACGCGATCATCGACTCTGGCGTGCCTGATGCCCCGAAGACCAAGCATGTGGCCGAGTTCAAGACGCACTCGAAGAAGTCGTTTGATGCTCTGGTGAAGGATGGCGTGGAGAAGTCGAAGCCCGAGCACTTTGTGCAGATGCAGGTCTACATGGCCGGGACTGG